CTTCTATCCATAATATCACCCAAATGAATACAATCTTTAATGTTGTGTTCTTTTAGATATGGAAAGAATTGTTCTTTATAGAATTTGTAGAAGTATTCGTTAAAGTTATTATTATCGTTTCTTGCACCAAAGTGAGTGTCAGTAATTATCGCAATTTTCAATCGTCAGTATCCATAAAATTTTCTAAACCCTTTGGGTTATCTTTTGTTTCTTTTTTCTTTGGTTTATAAACAGCTTCATCTGGCACCATAATTGTAGGGTCAAACCCACCAACAGAATAATTTGTACTATCGCCTTCCATAGTTACATAAGGAAGATATTCTTGTTTCTCAATCATTCTATGTTTGACATGAGATTGTTTCTTTTCCTTTTGTATTCTACGAATAAATGCATAGTAAATTATCTGTGTAAAATATGCAAACGGATTCTTAGATTTCTCTGGATTAAAGTTTTTAATATACTGTAAACAGTTTTCAATACCATCTGAAATCATTTCTTGTCTGTATGTATAGTTAATAAAGTTAGGTCTATACGAAAGTCCATTTGCAATCTTCAGAAAACATGAGCCGATGTAATCAGTAATCTGTGGAGATTCATCTCCAGCTTCTTCTGCATCTTTACACTTCTCTTTCCAATCAATCATGGCTTGGTGAAACTTTTTGTTGTCCACATAGTGAACGCCTTTTGCTTTAGTTCTTGCCATTACTATTTCCTTTATAAAAACATTAAATTAAATATACACTAAAATGAGTCTAATGTCAAGAGTTATTTTAAGTTTGGTGGTTTTCTATTAAATGCTCTAAATTCAGCAACGTCTGCATGATTAAACCAACCAGTAGCAATATATTTTTCATGTTGTGATATTACACCTCTATGTGTATGGGTAAAATCAGTAGGCCATATCATTGAAAAACCTTTCTTTGCATTTACTTTGAAGTCTGGATAATATGCAAATTCTGTTCCACCACCATCTGGAACATCATTAAGATATGTCATAAAAACTAAATTTCTTTGATATGTTTGATGTTCACTTCTTTCACAATGCCACTTTTTATAACCGCCACTTGGTGGATAATATTGAATATTAAATGGTTGTGATATTACTGTCAATTGATTCATATACACATACTTTTGTTGATATGCTTGAAGACCTTGATACATAAAAGAAAGATACTCTTGTATTACTGGATGGCTACTTGTTTGATAACAAGTACAATCTATACTTTCTTTTGTGTTTATTGACCAACCATATTGTGAATCGTGTTTATCATATTCATTATTTTTGTGATAATCTATGAGTTGATTACATATATCATCTGGTATTTGAAATGTTAATATAAAGTTTTCCATAATTTTTCCTTTTTTCACTTGACAATTATATAAAATAGTGTATAATCACTATTGTGACTCATCAGATTAATGATAAGTAGTTTTAGTTTTAAGTTTAAATTCTTCAAGTATATCTTCAAAATCTTCTTCTGTCAATGTTTCTTGTGGTTCTTCGTCTATTTGTTTTAATTGTTTTATGGTGGGTGATTTTGATTTTACAACTTCATTTATATTTTGTAATACATATTCATAATATCTAGTTATTCCAATACTTGCAGGCGTCATTACTACAATAGAACTTTTTTCAATATTAAAATACTTTTCATCTGAATATGGTTGCACCCATCTAGCCAAAGATAGTGATTCAACAATTCCTTTACTAGTTGTTCTTGCAATAGTATCCATTTTTAGAGGAGAACTTATTTTTACTTTATTTGTTTCTTGCGAACTAGTAGACTCGTGAACATTACAAATTATATCTTCTCCGTTTGATAATTTTACTATATGATAACTCATAAATTAATCCTATTGATTTCGTACTTAAATTGTTCTTCCTTGTATATATTTAGTCGTTGTGTGAAATGTCTGTATGTGAAATTTTGTCTTGACTTATAGGTGAGGTTATCTGACACATCAAATAATCTGACCATAGTTTTATCTTCAGTTTGTCTGAGTCCTCTACCAATTGATTGGAGAACTCGCACCCTACTTTTGGAAGGACTAGCAAACACGATATTGTTGATAGCCCTAATATTAATACCAGTAGAAAACGTACCATAAGATGCCACAATGATTGCATCTTTTTCTTTTTCTGTAATTGCACGAACTCTCTCTCTAGCTTCTGTGGTTGTTCCACCATACACAAAAAATACTTTTCTGTCAAGTGTTTTTATTTCATTATACAGTAAAACACCATGTTTGTCAACTAATTGAAAAAGTAATAGTGTATTGCCTTTTATGTTCTTACATAAATTTTCAATAAACTTATTTCTCTTTGGGTGAGATACAATATAGTTTAATTCTTCTGCATATCTATAGTGTCTTATTCTTTTACATTCTTCTTCTGTATGTTTTAATACTATACAATCAATCTGTAATTTTGCAAGAGTTCCCCTGTCAATTAGTTCTTTCGTAGAAATAATCTTCCTAACTTGACCGAATAGCCCCTCAAGTACAAGTCTATGTGTTTGAGTTCCGTCTAAAGTACCAGTTAGTCCAAACCTGTACTTGCAACCTTCGGCTCTTGTCATTATATCTGTTAAGGATTTTGCTTTGAATAGATGAGCTTCATCTCCTATGATGCAACCATATTGTGCAAAATATTGTTTGTGAAGTTTGTATAAAGATTGCCATGTAGATATTACAACTGGTTTTTTAGAACCTTTGTCCATACCAGCATACACTCTGTGAATGTGTTTGTCCTCCCACCCATAATCAATAAAATCAGAATACATCTGTTCAACTAGTGATGTAGTAGGTACAAGTATCAAGGTTTTTAAACCCATCATATTATAATAACGAACAAGGGTGTATATTATGAGTGATTTGCCTGAAGCAGTAGGAGATAAAAGAAGACAACGATTTGACTGTATAGCGTACCAGATTGCATCAATTTGATAATCACGAAATTGAATAGGTTGGCCTCTACTCTTGGGTCGTAATGACTCGGCAAATTCTCTGACGCTCTCACGAATAACATTCCGTTCATTTTCTACTCCTTTATCAGTATGTAGTATTTCTTTGTTTCTATCACAAAACTCTTTTATGTAAGGTAAAAGTCCTACATATATTCTACCATTATGTGGTGAGAATAATCTTATTTTACCATCCCAAAGTTTCCTACGATAGTGAGGCATATACTTTGCGCCTGGCACTTCAAAAGTAAAGTAGTCAGACATCTCTCTAGATAAATCATCATCTAGTTCACATTCTAGGTATACTTCGTTTACCTTTGATACTTTCATTACATCAACCAACAAGTAACGCTATATCTCGTTCCCTCTTTTACTAATGATACTTCATGTGGATACATAAAATTTGAGGGAAAAACAATTGCAGAACCAGCTGGTGGTTTGTATATATTATCTGCAATTACTATTTCTCCACCCTCGTAATCGTCATTTAAGAATAATAATACTGTGACTTGTGGATATCCATATTGTTGTCCATGACTGTGATGAATTAAGTCAATGTGCTTGGACATGAAACAACTTTTACTATATTTACTTATACGAAAATCCGTATGACGTTGCACAGTAAAGTCTGTAAAATCTTCTTGATATAATTTTATAACTTTTTCGTATGTTTCTTTAAGTCTTGTATAAAACTTATATCTTTCTTTAATCCAACAATCCACACTTGAAACTCTTTCAAGTTTTACAACTTTACCACTACTATGTGTGGAATATGCTGATTTCTCATAATTAAATTCATAATTCATCATTTCATTACATAATTGACTATCCACTACATCTGTGTAAAGTTTAATATAATCATTCACTTTTTCCATTACTACACCTTATAAAAATTTAATCTTTCAGCATTTGCATCACTTCTATATGTTTTGAAAACTATACAAGTTCTTAATCTATAACATTGTCTTGAAACTGACATAGCTTGATGAGGAAGTTTTGCATCAAAAACAAATAAACGATTGCCAATATAATTTACATATTTTTCTATTTCAGTTTTTTCTTTATTCCAAAGTGCAGTTCCGCCTAACCACTCTGGTTGCCAATCTAATATTGGATAATATATCATAGTAAATTCACCATCATCATGGTGTAAATGGGGTTCAATTCCATGTGTGTGTGCATTACAATATACTCTTTTAAAATTTGTTACATGATATTTTTTTTCAAAATTATACTTATCTTTAGCAATATCCCATATATGATTAATAAAATTATAAGGTTCAAATATAGTTTCACGACCACAGAGTGTATGCCAGTGTTTGTTAATTCCTTGTTTATTAGAACGATAATCATATTTCCATGTCATATTTTTCATTTCTACATCAATTAGCGATGCTGTATCTTCATCTAATACATTGTCGTATATATCATATATCATTAGTATGTCACTCCTGCTTCAAATTTTTTCCACTCAATAGCGTTCTTAATATCCCAACCACGATTATCAACTGACTTGATTACACCTTTTATATAATCTACGACTGTTTCTAAATAACCAATCTTGTTTTCTGCATCTATAACTTCTTCATCAGATGTAATATAAACAGCTAAGTCTGTTTTTAAAACTTTGAGGTCAAAAGGTTTAGTTGCATAAATTTTTGCGTCAGCCTTACCACCATAGTATTCCCACTTTTCACGATATAATCGTTTATAATCTCCTTTTGCTTTAAACAAAAGAAGTTCATATCTAGATTTGTGGTCTAGGTAAGTTGCTTTGATTTCTTGGTTTTTTAAGGATTCTGTATCTAAATGTTCATCATCTACTTTCAAGTCCTTTTGGACTTGTAGTTTCAATTCGTCAAGGGTCATATTATCTCACTTATAAAGTCACTATCTCATATAATTTATACCGAAAACTAATCTCGGCTGTTTGGTATTCAACATCAGTTGCTTGTTGATTATAATTCAATCCACTTAAAGATACTGGAAACATATCTGAATATCTTACTTCTACAATAGGATTATTTTTATTAGAAAGAACTGTTAAAGTTGCATCTGAATAAAATGGTCTGTCAGCTGAAGTTTTTCCAACTTTACCAATATCAGTATTTCCCCCAGAACCAGCACTTGATGTGTTTGATGTAGTAGAACGAAAGTCTGTAAATTGTTGTCTATCTTTGGGAAATCCTATACCTACTAACCAATTATGTATTGTTATATAATTCTCCAAATATTCATCTACAATAAAAGAAATATCTAAATTTCCATATGTAAGTGTATTTCCAACAATAGGAATATTTTTATATGGTGTTGGTATAACTAACTCACCAAGAGATATATCTGGAATATTTGCAGCTGTAGTAAAAAACTCAACCTTTGGTAGTTGATTAATACCAAATTTAAATTGTGTCGGACTGTTATAATCCAATACAGTTGGTTGTCTTGATAATGGAGAAGTTGCTGTTGTCATACTACTATTTATAACAAAAAAAAGAGGGGAATAAATCCCCTCTGTTTTAGGTTGGTTCTTTTTAGTTTACATTAAGTTAGCGACTTTAACTTTTCTGTAGTACTTGTTGGTTGCAGATGTTATTGCAATTCCACCATCTGTACTTGCGGCAACTGTTCCAGTATGGAATGGGTTAGCAGCAATTCCGTATCTTGTCTTGAAACCAATTTTTGGTTGGAAAGTATTCTCTCCTACTGCACGAACCATTTGTAATGGAACATATGGACAGTAGAACAT